TCGGGCTCTGGCCCGAGGCACCCGCAGGCATCTATTCGGCAGGGCTTGGCAAGCGGGAGGCGCAAGCGCGCGTCTTGTTTGCTGGCATCCAGTCGATCCACCGCCGGGCGCGGGAAATCGGCCACACCGATCTGGTGCTGATCGACGAGGCCCATCTGATCCCGGGCAATTCCAGCACCACGTACCGGCGCTTCCTTGATGCGCTCAGCGCAATCAATCCGGCGCTGAAGGTGATCGGTCTTACCGCCACGCCGTTCCGGACCGACAGCGGCATGTTGCACGAGGGCAAATCGGCGCTCTTTACCGATATTGCGTTTGAAGCCCCGGTGCGCGAGTTGATAGATCAGGGCTATCTCAGCCCGCTGGTCTCAAAACAGCCCGCAACCCAGCTTGATGTCTCAAAAGTTGGCACGCGCGCCGGTGACTTCATTGCCCGCGACCTCGCGGCCGCAGTCGATCAGGACGCCATCACCCGCGCGGCGGTTGCCGAGATCATCGACTACGGCAAGGATCGCAAATCCTGGTTGGCCTTTTGCTCGGGCGTGGATCACGCGCGCCATGTTGCGGAGGAATTCCAGCGCCGTGGCATCACTTGCCGCACGATTTTCGGGGATACACCGAAGGATGAACGCGATGCCATTATCGCGGCCTTCAAGCGCGGCGACATCCGCGCACTGGCCTCGATGGGCGTGTTGACCACCGGCTTCAACGCGCCGGGCGTCGATCTGATCGCGCTCCTGCGCCCCACGAAATCAGCCGGACTTTATGTGCAGATGGTGGGTCGGGGCACGCGCTTGGCGGAAGGTAAGGAAAACTGCCTCGTTCTGGACTTTGCAGGCAATGTTCGCCGCCACGGGCCGATTGATCTCGTGCGCCCGAAGCGGCCCGGTGAAGGGGGCGGCGGTGAGGCCCCGACCAAGGTCTGCCCGATGTGCGACAGCATCATCGCGCTTTCGGCCATCGAATGTCCGGACTGCGGATATGAATTCCCAGCGCGTGAGTTGAAGATCGCACCGACCGCAGCCGCACTGCCGGTGCTGTCGCCGAAAACGCCACAATGGCTGCCGGTCCATGGCGTCTCCTACAGCCGCCACGACAAGCTGGGCGGGCTGCCCTCGCTCAAGGTCACCTATAGCTCGGGGCTCACGTCCTACAGCGAATGGATCTGTATCGAGCATCAGGGCTATGCGCGCCAGAAGGCGTCGGACTGGTGGCGCAAGCGCGCGCCCGGTCTGCCCGTACCGCTCAGCGTCAATGAAGCCATCCTTCAAGCTGGTGAACTCACACGCCCCAGCGCGATCTCGGTCCGTCCCTTGGGCCGCTATTTTGAAATCACCGGTTACAGGTTCGATCCATGCGCCAAACCCAACCCGGCCTCTGCGCCGTCTGCCACCGGCAACCTCGCGGCTTTGGCTGGTTCAACGCGGGCTTTGCCGTCTCGGACCGTCGGCGGGATGCAAGCCGCAAGCACCTCTGTTCCCGGACCTGCCAGGACATCTGTCACGGGAGGAAGGGCATGATCGATCCCACCCCGAACGAGAGCGAGGCGATGACCGTCGGCGGCCAACAGGGCGGCGAATACCTCGAGAGCATCGGTAAGACCGATCTCGCCACTCTAACCGAGACCGAATGGGACTGCTTCCTTGATGCGGTCGTCACCGGATATTGCGACCACCTGCGCGAGCTTGCGGGCAAGGACCGCACGCGGCTCAACACCATGATCCCCGAGGTGCCTTTCTGATGGCTGATACATCCAACATGGCGCGGTTTGGCGCACGTCTTGTCACCAATGGCTTTGCCATTTTGCCAATCGGCCCGGGCACCAAAAAGCCTGGCCAGTTCAAACGTGGGGCGTGGGCGGATTATCCGGAATGGAACCGGCATGCAGAGCGCCCGACGACCGAGGTCGAAATCGCGACCTGGTCGGCCTGGCCCGATTGCGGCATCGGCATCGTTGGCGGTGCGGTTGCTGCTGTCGATATCGACATCGTTGAGGATGCTGAACTGGCGCTCCAGATCGAGCGACTGGCGCGCAACCGGCTGGGTGACACGCGCGCCCTGCGGATCGGAAAGGCCCCAAAACGCATGCTGATCTACCGCACGGCCGCGCCGTTTCGGGGCATCAAGCACCATCCGCTGGAGGTGCTTTGCCTCGGCCAGCAGTTCGTGGCCTATGCCACCCACCCGGATACTGGCGCGCCCTATGCCTGGCCGGATGAAGGCCTGGCCGACCTCGACATCACAGATCTGCCTGAAATCACCGCGGAGGCTGCGGCGGCGTTTCTGGAGGCGGCCTATGCTCTGCTGCCTGAGGCCCTGCGGCAGCGCGGGCTGAGGGTCGTGTCGTCTACTGCCGAGCATCTGCGCAGCCACAGTCAGATCGGCACGTTGCCCGCCATTATATCGGCCCTCGCATGGCTACCCAATGCCGAGCTGGATTACGACAGCTGGATGCGGATCGGGATGGCGCTGAAGGGCGCACTTGGTGAGGCCGGGGCCGATGTCTTTGCCGATTGGTCGGCGCAGGCGGCCAAAGATGCGCCCGCCACGACCATGAAGGCTTGGGCCAGCTTCAAGCCTGACCGGATCGGTGCGGGCACGATCTATCACCTCGCGATGGAGCGCGGCTGGCAGCCCGGGGGCGACCTGCGCTTGGACGGCAGCCTGTCCGAGGGCGGGGACCATCCGGCAGCGGGGCTGTTATCGCGATTGGGCGTTCAGTCTGATGAGGGCGGTGACACGCTGACAAGCCCGCCATTCACGCTGGTGATGCCGGATGGTTTGGTGGGGGATCTGACGGAGTACATGCTCACGACAGCCCGGCGTCCGCAGCCGCTCTTGTCGCTCGGGGCCAGCTTATGTGCCATCGGCGCTCTGATGGGGCGGCAATACAGGACGGAGAGCAACTTGCGTTCGAACCTGTACGTCGTCGGCATTGCCGATAGTGGATCGGGGAAGAACCACGCCCGCGAAATCATCAACGAGGTCTTCTTCGAGGCGGGCTTGGCCCATCACCTTGGCGGCAACAAGATTGCCTCCGGCGCAGGCCTCCTCACCGCGCTGCACCGCCAGCCTGCAATCCTGTTTCAGATCGACGAATTCGGCATGTTCCTCGCGGCTGCCGCTGACCGCAAACGCAGCCCACGCCATATCACCGAAATCCTCGACAACATGACCGAGCTCTTCACGGCGGCTGGCGGCATTTTTCTCGGCGCGGAATATGCCAACCGTGATGGGACAAACGAACGCCGCGACATCGTCCAGCCTTGTCTCTGTGTCTATGGCACAACGACGCCACTGCATTTCTGGGGCGCATTGCAGGGCGCGAATGTGGTCGATGGCTCGCTCGCGCGTTTCCTGATCCTGCCCAGCGATGAGGATTACCCCGACGAGAACATCGCTGTCGGCATCCGGCAGGCCGCACCCGCGCTGATCCGGGGCCTGAAGCGCGTGGCAGCAGGGGGCGGGCACCACAAGGGCAATCTGATGGGCAAGACGGCGGATCAAAGCACCACCGTGACACCGTTGATTGTGCCCATGACCGATGAGGCCCGGGCACGGTTCAAGGCGCTCAGTGTTGAATTGACGGGGGAGTTGCGGGCTGCCGCTGGCACGGCCTGCACGGCAATCCTGGCACGCATTGGTGAAAATGCGCTCAAGCTGGCATTGATCGTGGCGGTGGGGCGGGATCCTGCAAGGCCTGAAATAGACCTGACCGCCACAGATTGGGCCATTGATTTCGTGCGCTACTACGCGCAGCGGACCATGGCAGCGGTAGAGCGTCATGTGGCCGACACTGAAACCGAGGCCCATTTGAAGCGGCTCAAGGAGATTATCCGCGCGGCTGGATTTAAGGGGATCAGCAAATCCGAAGTCACTCGGGCATCACAGTGGTTGAAATCCCGCGACCGCAATGAGATTCTGGAGACGTTGATCGAAAGTGGGGACATCACCACCGGCATGCGCGACACTGGTGGTCGCAGGGCTATGGTCTACCGGATCCTGACGTGATCAGCAGGCTTCTTTCAAAACGGGGCTTTTTTCAATTGAAATAAGTTGGGGTCTAAGTCTCTGTTCAGGAACGGATTTATGACTTCCTTCACTTCTTTCAATCTTTCAAGAGGACACATGTATATGTGGGTATTCTCGCGCGCGATGAGAAGAAAGGAGAAGGTACCTATTGAAATATAAGTAATATTGAAAGAAGGTATATTATACATACTGATCAACACCTTAATGGCCGACTTCTTTCAAATTGGCCTGCTGAAGGAATTGAAAGAAGTGCCGGACGGCCCATCCGTCCCGCACCTGACGTGACCAGACCACCCTTCGGGGCCTGGCGAGACCGCAGCCTTCACCGGCCAGCCCTCTCGCCACGCTCACAGACGCGAAGAGGAGGTCTGAATGACCCAATCCACACAAACCCCGCGCACCATCCTTGCGCTCGACCTTGGCACCACCACCGGCTGGGCCATCCGTGGCTTTGACGGCTTGATCACCAGCGGCATCGTCAGCTTCAAGCCCGGCCGCTACGATGGAGGTGGCATGCGCTATCTGCGCTTTACCAATTGGCTGACCGAGCTGGACCGGCTGTCCGGGCCGATTGCCACGATCTGGTTCGAGGAAGTTCGCCGCCACGCAGGCACCGATGCGGCCCATGTTTACGGCGGCCTTATGGCCTCACTGACCAGCTGGGGTGAACTGCGCGGGGTGCCATACGAGGGCGTGCCCGTTGGCACCATCAAGCGTCATGCTACCGGAAAGGGCAACGCACCCAAGCAGGCCATGATCGATGCCGCGCGTGCCCGGGGCTTCAGCCCTGCGGATGACAACGAGGCCGATGCCATCGCCATCCTGCTCTGGGCCATCGAGACCCGTGGGGGCGTGCAATGAGCGGTATGCGGTTCACCCCAAAGGGATACGGTGGTCATCGCCGGGACCCCGAGCAGGTCAAGCGCGACGGCTGGCAGGAGCAGGGCGTGCTGGCTGTCAGCGTCCATGACGACCGTTTGACATGGCCTGAACGCGCATTGGTCGAACAGCTGGGTGCCAAACTCTATGGGCCGCGCCCCGAAAGGGTGGTGCGCAATGGGTGATCACATCTGGACCGCCGACGACGTCGCCGATCATTTTGAGGAGGCGTTCCGCACCCTGCGCAAGCTGCCACCGGTCAAGGCAAAGGGGTACTTCAACGCCTGGCCCGACTTCGTTCGATCCAAGAAGGAGATCGCTGCCATGGAGCCGCAGCCCATGCGAGTGTGGCCGTCAGCGTCGGCCATCACGCGCCTTGAGCAGACCTTCGATTGGGTGCTCTGGATCGATGAGGCCGAGCGCAAGCTGATCTGGTCGCGTGCGGCGCGCGTGCCGTGGAAACAGATAAGTGGCGAGTTAGGGGTGGATCGTAGCACTGCGTGGCGGAGGTGGCAGTTGGCGCTCACCAAGATTGCCGCAAGGCTGAATGCCTAATGACTCCAATGTGTTGCAACACTTTTGTTCTCGACACATGCAACATTTCCATGCTACCTGAAAGGCATAATGGGGAGAGTGCGTTGGAAGACGGC